TCGGCGAGGCCAGCGCGGACGGCGTCCTCGCCAAAGAACAGGCGGGCCTCGGTTCCGCCTACCGCTGCCGTCGTCAGGCCGCGGTTGCGGGCCACGGTCTCGACGAACAGCTCGTAGACCCGGTCGACCTCGGCTTGCAGCGCGGCTCTCGCCTCGCCGCCGAGGGCCTCGTGGGGATTGAAGTCGTTCTTTCGGGCGCCGGCGAACACCGTGGTGTAGCGGTAGCCCTCCATGGCGTCCCTGGCCGAGCGGTCGACGTGGACGGCGACAACGCCGATCGAGCCAATCCCGCCGGTGCGCGGCACGATGACCCGCTCGGCGGCGCAGGCGATAGCGTAGGCGCCGGAGAACGCCTCCTCGTCGGCGACCGCCCACACGGGCTTCAGGCTCCGCGCCTCGTAGACCAGGTCCGCGAGGTCGAACACGCCGTTCGCCTCGCCGCCCGGACTGTCCACGTCGAGCAGGATGGCGCGCACCGCCGGATCGGTCGCCGCGTCCAGGATCTCGGTCTCCAGCTCGCTGTAGGAGGTCAGACCAGAGGCCGCCTCGATGGGCCCGGCGCGCTTCACCAGCGTGCCGAACACCGGGATCACCGCGATCCCGGAAGGCGAAACCGTCGTCGCTCGTGATCGGCCCGCCTCGTCGTGGAACGCGGCGGCCGGCGAGGACGCCTCGATCCCGATGCGCGGACCGAGCACGGCGAGGATGGCATCCAGCTTGTTCTGGCCGATGACCAACGGCGTGCCGAGCACCCGGCTCGCGATGTAGGGCAGCATCCTCATGCGCTTCTCCTTTCGGTTTCCAAGGGCTCCGGCTCTTCGTCGGGTTCATCGGCCATGGGCTCGGCGCCTGGCTGGGCGGCGCCGGTGCGCGCGACCTTTCGCGGATCGCTGTCGAACACGAGCCCGAGGGCGTCGGCGCGGGCGTTGTCGGCGGCGATCTCGCGGTCGATCTTCTCGGCGTCATAGCCGAAGGCGGAGATGGCCTCCGAGCGGCTCATGAGACCGGCGCGGATGGCGAGCACGATGGCCTTGAACTCCTTCTCCGGATCGACCCACTGCCAGCCCTGTGCGATCCACTTGACCGCGCGCCACGGAGCCGGGTTCCTCTCGAAACCGGGCGCGTCCAGAGCGCCGGCCAGCACGGCACTCGTCATCCATTCCCTCCACACCGGCCGGCAGAGCTGGTGGACGATGACGGCGTGTTGGATCATCTCGCAGCGGCGGCGGAACTCGAGGAGCCCGGCGCGGATCGACGAGTAGTTGACCTGGGTCAGGTCGCCGCTGAGCTGCTCGTAAGTGACGCCCGCGGCCACCGCCACGGCGCGCAACTGGTTGCGGAAGAACTCGGCGTAAGTCCCACCGACGTCGGCCGGGTCGGAGAAACGGACGTCCTCGCCGGGGCTGAGCACCTGCATGGTGCCGGGCTCGAGCCCGGCGACAGCCGCGCCGTCCTCGTCTGGCTCGCCCTCGCCCAGCATGGCGTCCTCGGGCGTCGGCTTGACGATGAAGCCGGTGAACAGCGCCGCGACCTTGGCCTTGACGAGGGCGGCGTCGTCGAACTGATCGAGCTCGTTGAGCTTCACGAGCGCCCGGGCCAGCCAGGGCTCGCCCCGCATCTGGCCCGGGCGGAGCGGCCGGAACAGGTGCACGACGCGCTCCGCCGGCACCCGCACCGCCTCGAAGTCGCCCGCCCGCATGGCCGGATCGCCCGGATGCTCCCGGGTCACGTGGTAGGCGACCCGCCGGCCGAGGGCGTCGAATTCGATCCCGGCCCGGATGACGTTGCCGCCGGCAAGAGTCGCGTTCAGGGTCAGGGGCACATGCTCGGCCTCCAGGACCTGGAGCTGCAGCGGCACGGCGAGCCCGTCCTCGGGCCGCCGGGGACGCAGGCGCAGGAAGCACTCGCCGCCCTCCACCATGGCCCGGCAGGCCAGCGCCTGGAGACCATAGAAGTCGGTCAGCCCGGCGGCGTCCGCCTCGTCGCACCAGTCCCACCAGAGGGCGTGGACCGCCTCGCGAAATCGATCGTCGTAAGCCGTCGACTGCGGCTTGATGCCGGTGCCGACGCAGTTGGTGACGAAGGCGTCGACGGCGTTCCCGGCCCAGGCATTGCGCCGCACGAGATCGCGCGATTTGACCCTGAGATCGTGGCCGGAAGCGAACAGCGCGGCGACGGCGCCCGGGTTGCCCGGCTGCCACGCCAGCGCCCGTCTTCCTGAGCCGGCGACCTCGTGCACCGGCCAGCGCGAGCCGTGCATGGCATGGCGCGCCGCGCGCCAGGAGGCGGCCATAAGGGAAAGCAAGTTCATCCTCAGAAACCTTTGTTGGTGACCACGCGGATCTGCCGCACGCGCTTGCCGGCGTCCCGGGCGAGCGCCGTTTCCACCTGCGCCAGCGCCTCCTTGATCTCCGCCACCGAGCGATAGGTGACCCGTTTGCCGTCGTACTCGACGGTGAGCACGCCCGAGGCCAGGACCTCGCGAAGCGCTTGCGCCTGGACTTCCGTGTAAGCCATGTCTCAGCCCATCCACTTGCTGCGGATCACGCGCCGGCGCGGCGGTGTCCTGCTGTTCGCATTCCCCGAGGACGCCGTGTCCTTGGAGGCGCCTCGCTCGGATCCGTCATTTCCGCCCAACGCCGCCTCCAGGCGCTTCCACTACCGCTCCTGGAACCGGTCGAGCCCATGGATCGCGGCGGCGGCCCGTGCGTAGACCCGGCAGTCCAGCGCCTCGTTTCGGCGCGCCGGCTCCTTCTCCCAGGAAGCAACCGGAAACCCTTTCTTGATGCGGATCACCCGCCGCTCGGCGGTCAGCTGCTTGAAGAATTCCTCTCCGTACTGCGGGAAGTGGCAGTAGCCCGGCGGGAATCCATTGTCCCGGGCGAGTTCCTCGTCCGTGGGCCGGTCCAGCTTGAGCCATCGGTAGAGCTCTCCCTTGGCCACTGGACCGCCGACCGTCCACATTCGAAGCCCGCGCCGCCGGCCACCGCCGTCGGCCTTGGAGACGCCCAGGATCAGCGCCGTGTCGCGGTCCCGCCCCTTCACCGCCACGGCGGTGCGGGGCTGGCGCGCCGCCGCGCCGGCAGGGCCCCACGAAGCTTGCGGATGGCGCCGCGCCCACGCATAGACGTCCTGCGTCGCGTAGCCGGAGTCGACGCACAACACCCGGATCGGCAGGGAGCCGCCGCCCTGGCGCGGCCAGTCCTTGGCCAGGATTTCATCGAGCCGGCCCCAGACCTCGGGCCGCGCCGTGTCGCCGTCGAGGACCCGGTAGTCCACCGACCAGCTTTCCTTGCCCCGGCCCCAGGCGACGATTTCGACCTCGATGCGATCCTTCTGCACGTCGACGCCGGCGGTCAGGAACAGGCCGCCCGCGGGCACGGCGCCGATCGGCCAGGTCTCGCGCCGGTCGTAGAGATGGCGCCACTCCGGCGCCTCGTGCGCCTCCTCGAAGGGCTCGCCCAGAACAGTGGTCACGAAGCCCTTCATCAGATCGGGGTTGGCCTTTGCTGCCTCGAACATCTCCGCGGCGTCGGCCCAGGAAAACCAGCCGACCGGGCTGTAGAGGCTCGACAGGTGGAAGCCGGCCGTCCTGGCATCCGAGCCTGGCACCTCGCCGGCCTGCCCGCCGGAACCTTGGCGAAGGCGGGTCGGCCGCCACTCGCCGCGTTCCAGCATCTCCGTCTTGCGATGCTCGTCGATCAACGAGCCGCAATGGGCGCAGCGATACATCGCCTCCCGGGGCCGACCCTCCGGCCAGTAGAGGCCCTCGAACTCGAGCGCCTGGTACTCCCCGCACTCCGGGCAGGGGACGAAATAGCGGCGCTGGTCGGACGCCTCGAACTCGCGCTCGATCCGCGACAGCCCTTCGTCTTCGGCGTCGACACCAGGAACGTCTTGCGGCGCTGAAAGGTCGAGGCCCGGCGCTCCGCAAGCAGGACCGGATCGCCTTCGCCCTCGACATCTCCCGGATAGCCGTCCACCTCGTCGAGGAACAGGTAGCGCGCCGGCATGGAGCGCAACCCAACGGCCGAATTGGCGCCGGTGAGCACCAGCACGCCGCCGGGAAAATCCTTCGACAGCACCGTGTTGCCGGAGTCCCGGCTGCGGCGCTCCTTGACTAAGCCCTTGAGCGCCTCGCTCTCCTCGATCAGGGGATCGATGCGCTGCTTCGAGTTGCGCTTGGCCAGCTCCACCGTCGGCGAGACCGCCATCATGGGGCCCGGCGCCTGGTGGATGGCGTAGCCGATCCAGTTGTTTCCGCACTCGGTGCCGCCGACCTGGGCGCCCTTCATGAACACCACGCGCCCGACCTTCGAGGCCGGCGACAGGCAATCCATGATCTCCTTGAGGTACGGCGTCCGGCCGGTGCGCCAGCGGCCGGGCTCAGAGGCCGCCCGCTGGGACAGCACCCGGTGCCGGTCCGCCCACTCCGAGACCGCGAGCAGGGGGTCCGGGGTCAGTCCCTGCCGCCAGGCGTCCTCGATCCCGTCCGCGCCCTCGTACCAGTCAATCGAGGCGCGGTCGGACGTCGGCGAGCTCGGCGAGGTGATCCCGGACATGTTTCTCGAGGGTCGCGTGCATCTGGTGCGGATCGGCTCCGAGTTCCGCCGCCATCAGGGCCGAGACCCGGGCAGGCCAGTTGAGCCACGCGTCCCGCTCATCCCTGGCCAGCCGGAACACATGGGCCGCGGCCCGCGCGCGGTCGACCAACTCGCCCTTGAGGCGCTGGAGCCGGACGCGCGCCGTCTGCGCCTTGAGCACCTCGTTGGCGGTCCGCGCCTGCATGAAGGTCGTGCCGCCAGCCGCGACCGACTCGCCGCTCTCGCGCAACGTCTCGCGCACGGCGTTCAAGGCCGCCTCGGGGACGGGCTTGACCGTCTTGCCCCGGCCGCCGGTCGCCTTTGGCTTCCCCCGGCCTCGGGCAGCGCCCGTGTTCGCCAACCACTCGGCGTCGGCCTTCCCGGGCTCGATGGTGCCGTCGGGCTCCGGCGTGATCCGCCCCGCGGCGATCGCCTTGCGGACGGCCGAGTGGCTCACTCCCCGGTGACGGGCATATGCCCTGATCGACAGTCCCATGACCGGTGGCCGCCCAAAAAAGCAATGGAATTACAACAGGTTAGAGTTGCCAGGTCCGGCTTTCGAAGCATGTATGTCCATCAACGAACGCGGCCCCTTCGCCAAACCCGGAAGGGCGCCGCCACCCGAAGGAGGCCAGGCCGATGACCACCACCTACACCCCCGACGAACTCGGCGCCGTCTTCGCCGAGGTCCACGACCCGGACGACTGGAAAGCGCCGATCGCCGTCTGGTGCGCCGGCGAGGCGGTGCTGCCCATCTGCGAGGCCATCCGCTTCTTCACCGCCACCGAGCCCAAGGTCGAACTCGACACCACCCGCATGCGCTACCTGATCACCTCCGAGGGCTACCGCGCCGGCCCGGCCGGCGACCACTGAGCGCCAGCGCCCAAGGAAAGGGACAGGATCATCACCGCCCCCACGCCCGAAACCGCTCTGCGCGGCTACGCGCGGATAATCTCCGAAGCCACCGGGATCGCCGACCCCGAGGCGCTTGCGGCCATCGAAAACTGCATGCGCCACGACATCTTTCATTCGACGCTGGACTGGCAATCGCGCTTGCTGCTCCGCAAGGCGGCCAGGATTGCCGCCGCCGCGCTTGGTTACGAATGCCCGCCGCCGGCGATCGGCGCGAGCGGGCTCGGATAATCTTGTGATCCCAACGACCGGAAAACAGCAATTATTCCAGTCGCTTATTCGGTTGATAAACGGACCGGACGAAGCGTTCATGTCATCGCGATCAAGACCGGAGGACGTACCGATGACCAAAACCCGCCGCGACAACGCCCAGGCCCTCGACGCCTTCGTGCGCCACAAGGCCGAGATCGACGAGATGCTCGCCCGGCTGCAGCGCCTGAGTGTCTGTCCGGGAAGTTAACGATTTTTTAGAATAGGGTATGATTGAAGAGGGGATCTTCTGGTTTTTGTGGAGGGATG